TTTGATTTCCATGCCAACCTCTATTATTTACAACTAATTTTGCATCTTTATTATTCTCTACTTCTTTAAATAAATTATCTACAGTTTGACTAGCATCTCCAATATAAACAACAGAAGAATCATCTGAGGTAGTTTGAAAATCAAAACTAGCTGAACTTGATGCTGTAAAATATCCATAATATCTTCTTGAATTATGTGGGTCAGTTTTAACTTCATTAATAGATGTAACTGTACTTGATGATGTAGGAGATTTATTTAAAAAGAAACTTGGATTATCACTATAATATCCTGTGTAAGATTCAGAAAATAATCCAGCAACCTCAGTTACACTTGTTGTTCTTGGTTGTATTAAAATATCTGATTCTGTTGCAGAAGTTTTAAAAGATGCAAAGTCAGATTCAAATGCACTATCTGGTAATCCTTTTCCATATCTACTATTTCTTAAATAGTCTAATAATACTAATGCTGAGTTTGGTGTCCATTTAGTAGTTGTGTCTCTAGGGTCATAAACTTTTTTACCTTTTAATGTTACTTTAACTTGTGGAATAGAACTAAATAAATCTTGATTCCATTTGAACCTAAAAGCTACATAGCAGACACCTCTTAATCTATGGTTAGATGTCCAATTAATAGAATTAGTTAATATTGATGAAGCAACTTGATCGTCAGTTCCATTAAATGCTTGAATCTGAATATATGATTCACCATCTTTATAAAAATTAGCATCTCCACCTAAAACTTCTCTTACTACTCCATGATCTAAGTCGCCATCAAAAATAACTCTTTTATCATCTATAAATATTTGTTCTATTTCTTCTATTTCTCCCTCACAAACTACACCAGCCATATACAAATATTCGTTATCTGTTCCTGATGATTCTACAAATACTCTAGTAATTCCTACTTGTCGTCTTCCATAAACTACAGGGATAGGTGCGTTATTTGATTGTTTGTTAATTAATACACCTCGTTCTTCTTCTGGTGTATCAAAGTCAGGAATATCAGGTGTTGGTATTAGCCACCCAATAAAACTACTTACAACATTTACAACAGCTTCTACTATACCACCCATTAGTGATAACTCCTTTTAAACTTCTGACCTACTCTATAAATATCACTATCTACTCTTAACCAATTTATAGAATGATCTACCTTTAATTGTTTTCTAAAATAATGATAAACCCAACGCATCATTTTAAATGTATTTTTTATAGATACAATCTCAATTAACCATAAATTATTACCTGAGTTCCATTCATTAGATTTTATCTTGCCTGTTTGTTTAAATCTTTTTTCTACAAGATCATGGATATAAGCCCAATTAACAAAACCAACTAATTCATTATTATCATAAAATTTTTTATATTGATTGAGTTTAATTGATGGTTCTAAATAGTTAGTTAATTCTTTACCTTTGTAACGATCAAACTTGTTAAATAGATTAATAACATCTTGCATTATGATCTACCCCATTTAATATCTTGAACTGTTTGAGAAGCAAATTCAAAACCTTTATCTCCTGAAAAATGTAATTCTTGTGATCCTGTGTTTGTTTTTCTACCCTCTATTTTACTAAAGTCTGACCAATGAGATGCAACTACAATATTAGCATTTGAATTATTAATACTTTCATCAATACTAAAAGATTCAATTCTACCTTTAAATAAAAGGAATGGGTCAGCAATAACTTGTTCGTTGCTATCTAAAAAGCCCTTATAAACTTCTGCTTCTTTCTCCATATAGTTATTACTTAAAAATAAAGATATGATTGTTTGATCTGCACCTGAAAATGATAGAGTTATATTGCTAACTTCTATTTCTGATGATTCTGTAACACTAGATAATCTTGTGAATAATGATGATGCTGAATATGTATTTGAATCAAAAGTAACGTCTTTATAATGGTCTGTAAATCTAAACCCTGAACCTACATTAATATAAACAAGACTAATAGGTTGTAAGCTATCTGTTTCAAGTTCATTCTTTACTGCTGTTGTTAATGTTCTCGTCATGTTCTTCGTAAGTTGTTTGGGTTACACTTTCTGTACCTTTTAACATAGTAAAGTCGAATTTGCTATTAGGTTTCTTATATTCTTTGAGATCATTAATACTAGCATCTATTTGATCTTCATTTACTATAATTTCAGCAATAAAGTCGGCAGTTACCTTATGGGTAATTTTGTATTTTTTCATTATAAATTTTCTATTAAGTCTATCTGATACTTATAAAGGTCATTAGTTACAATAGAATATTCTTGAATATCATTAGAAAGTCTTACAGTAAAATCAACATTATCATAAATCAAAGCTACATCATCTGCTACATCTGATCTTAAAGGTGGTTCAAAAGTAAGTGTTCCCTCTCCAGAACCATCTGAATCTAAATCTTCAACTGCCATATAAACTTTATCTTGTCCTGTAAATCTAAAATAATCTCCAGCTTTTAAAATATCATTTGTGCTTGTGGCCATGCCATCAATAGTACAAGTAGTTGCACCAGAAGATATAGCACCATTAACACTTATAGTTCCTGAAGCTACACCTTGAGCATTTGATACAACAGGTGGAATAACAGTAAATGTATTTAATCTTGCTCGTTGTTTCATAATAAATGCTTTGATAGGTGCAAAGTTTGATCTGCTCATTGGTGGGTAATCCAAAGTAATACTAAATTTTTGACCATCAATTTGTCTAGTTTGAACTCTACCAGATGTTGTTACACTTACGATAGTATTTTGTACTGAACCAATACTAGCGTCTTTAGGTGCTGGAGAAGTTGGAAATTGTCCACTCATATTATACTAATGCCTCTTTACCTTTTTCGTTTAATGCAGAATTAATTACATTAACGATAGTTGCTCTGTTATCAATTAATAATTCTTTTACACCTCTAACATCTGTTGCGTTAATTGTAAAATTAACATTTGTTTCGCCACCACCTGTACCTCTAGCTGATTGTGTAATTTGTCCTGATTGATTTGGAATAAATAATTCTGCACCTTGTTCTCCTACCATATATGGTTGTCCTTTTTGTACAGAACCACCTGATGCTCTTTTCATTGAGCCACCACTTGTACTTAAAAATGAACCACCTGTAAAAAAACCTAGTGCGGCCAAAATAAGAGAAAATCCTACTTGTTTTTTTAATTCTGCTGTTTTCTTTTTCATAATATCTAAATGTTTTTTTTCTTGGTTCTCTAAATCAATACCAAGTAGTTTTTGTATTCCCATTCTAATAATAATTTCAATTAAAATACCTAATGTTTGGACAAGTGCATCTGCAACCATTTTTTTAAATGACTTACCTAAATCTTCTCCAAGTATAATTGCTCTTGATAAAGAATTTGAGAATCCTGATATACCAGCATTTAGACCCTCTGCTATTGTTGTTTTAATATCTTTAAATTTCATTCTCATAGTTTCTAATGATTCATTATTTAGATTTTGTATTTTATCTTTTAAAGTTTCTATTTGTTGATTTTGATTTCTAATTAATCCATTTTCTCTAGCTGTATTTTCTAATCTTTTAGCTTGTGCTTTTATAATTTCTTGATGAGTTGCTAAACCTTTATGTAAAATTTGAGTATGTTCAAATGCTGTACTATTTTTTAATCTTTCAAGTTTAATATATTTTTCAGCTTCTTCTTTTTGTTTAGTTAAATTAGCTATTTGATCTGTTGTTAATTTTTTATAATCTTCTAAAATTATTTGTCCTTTGCCTCTTACATCTATAAATTCATATTCTTTTCTTAAACCCTCGTCTAATTCTTTGTTAATCTCTGCTAATCTTAATTGTGCTTGTTCAATACTTTCAAAATCAATTAAACCACCTTTAATTTTTTCTGTTTGAACTAAATCTTTAACTTTATCTATTATAAAACTTATTGAAGCTAAACCTACAGCACCTTTTTTACCTAATAAAAATGCTCCAATTATACCTGTTGTTCTAGCATATTCTGGCATGGACATAAATCCATCAAAGATACTTTTTAAACCTGAACCTATTTTATTAATTGTAGGAATTAAATCTTTACCTACTTGAACTACTTTGACCATTCCTTGTGCTAAATTTCTTCCAACTGATGTTGCAATTTTATCTAAATCTTCTGCATTTCTTTCCAAAAATTTATCCAAATCTCCAAATTGATTTTTAAGTTCTTCAAAGAATCCAGCTTCTAATAATACTTTTTTAAAGTTAAATACTTTATCTCCTATCATTGATAAAGTTCCCTCAAAAGTATTTGCTAATTCATCTGTAGCTTTTCCAAATCTACCATCTTTACCGAACACTCTTTCAAATGCTTGTACTGTTTCTTCAATAGATACAGTTGCACCAGCTTTAAAGCCAAGCATATTTCTAACACCTTTTTCTCTAAATATATCTGCTGAACCTATACCAGCACTAAATGATC